ATAAGGGCAAGCCGGTTCCCAGAAACATCGACCACCGAAGCGGTCATTGGGTCGTCCGGATCGTTTAGCAAACCCCCAAGCGCAACCCCGACAATGTCAAAAAAACCGCCAGCATTGGCAATCCACATGGCATCTATCACGGGTTGGCGAAGAGGTTCGGGCATGGAATCTATTACCATGTCACAGCGGTGAGTTCATCAAAGCGGTCAATGACCGAAGACAATGTCGGGCCGGCTAAAGACCTCCAAGTCTGGTCAGGCTTTATAAGTTTGTGATTCTGAAGAACCTCATCAAGATCTCCATCGGTAAGTTCAGCATTTTTCAGCTTAGTCTCAATTTCGTCGATCAAGTCTTGATTAAGATCAACAACTGCAACAGTTGCTTCCTCAACAGGAATTTCAGAAGAAAATTTCTCCTGCTCTTCATCCGGCTCAATGGGATTGTGAACATTGTCTAGGTCGATCAATCGAGTGAACTCATCAGTGCGAGGAAGCCACTTCATCATGTTCTTCAAACATGTCCTCTTTCTCATGTCATCGGGATCAGTCTGGTTTGGGTTGAATTTACCGTTAAAGTCTTTCGATCTCCTCCGCTTCGATTCCACCTCCTCGATATCCATCGCGTGGATCTGGATTGGATGCCCTTTGAACTTCACTCTGGTGTAGACCGCGATCGGTGTTTTGGACGTCCTCGGGAAAGTCGGTCGATGGACTAGGCGGTCACTCCCGTCCTCGTTTCCACCGCGCTGGTAGTCGAACTCATCGCCGTCGTAAACCACGGCGCCATCGACGATCTCAGCCCCACAGTAGTCGTGCAGGATTGTGACAAAGCCCTTGTAGTCCACTATAAGGGTGCATTCCAATTTCCATTGGCCATCAGGTTGTTTAATGTTTCGAGGAATCAGGTGAGCGTCTCTTGAGTTCGGCATCAAACCAAACTCCGCAAGCTCAAGAACGCATGTCGCGATTGAGTGCTTGGTGCATTCCTTCAATTTCGGATTTTTCTCCAAAGCGGTTACGAATGTCCGCTCCAGTCTCTGGACCCATCCGATCCGGTTTTCTTCTCCGACAATAAGACCTGGAAGGGCCTTGGCGATCTCTTCATGGGCGGCGTCCGAACGGACCCAATCCACAAGAGCCTTGACTTTGGTGTTTTGTTTGCTCATTTGTTATTACGGTAAGTAGGTTTACCAAGAAGGGCGGTATCCACCGGATCCGCCCTTCGCTTTTCCTACAGTTCATTGTTTAGTGTGTGGCTTCTCAGCCGTTTCAGGTGACGCCATCCCCTCTGGGAGCCGTCGATGTAAAAATAGCCATCGGAATCACGATGGGAAAACCTGCCAAGGACGGTGTCGTCCTCGATCTGGAAATCATCCCAGTGAGCCACCACCACCAGTTCCCCGTAACTGGGAAGCGGAAGCGTGATAGCTTGGGGTTTGCCATCCCCTTCGACCCAGACAATCTGTTGTCGCCCAGACGGCGCTGTTCGGCGCTGTCCGGAGTCCTTGATAAGCCCTTTCCGGCGCAACGGCGCGAGACGAGGGGTTAGGGATTCGTTCGGGATCTGAGTCAGGGCCTGAATCTCATAGCAAGCCAACCCCTCAGGATGTTTGATAACGGCGCGGACAACCTGCATCTCAAGTTCGCTCGCCTTTTGTCCGCGAATTGAACTGGCGGCGGCATGAGCAGTCTGGGGATCTTCCTCGCGAGCCCATGCGGCCCCGTTTAATGCTTCTTCGAATAAATCAATCATGACGGGCCTCCTCCCTGTAATAGGCCGCTATGGCCTTCAAAACATTGTTCTGCGTTTCCGAATTATGAATTGAAATTTGCTTGTCAAGGCGGTCGGCCGCGAGATTCAAAGCTTCAGAATAGTAAACCTGTTTCCACCCCGCGACATCGCGTGCGGAGTAGACAAGCTGCGCCGCTTCTTCTTGAATTGGGTTTGGATACTTCTCGAAAGTTATAGAGTTGTTTATCATTTGGTCGGTGTTTTTAATTGAATAACAGTTTTTTGGTCAGCCTTTTTCGCGACCTTATATTGCTTGCACTCTAGTGACTTCACGACTGAGGGGTCATCTTCAGACAGAACGCCAGAATGCCGAAGAGCATCTAGCGGAATCTTGGAAGCGGCGAACAGGTTGTCTAGGTCAAGCGGGTGAGTCGCGTAGTGGCGAAAAATAACGACTTCGCACTCTTCAATCTGTTTAAAACCGCGCTCAAGATTTGCCTGTGTTCGGATCAAAAGCGTCCACTTGTCCTTAATTTTACGGTAATTTGCCCAGTGCATCCTCATAAGGCCCTTGGAACCGTTAAGACTTGGAGCCAGCATAGGAATCGAAAACTCAATCATTGTTCACCTCCTCAACTTTAATGTCGGTTGTCTCAAGCAAATTTGTAATCGGCTCTAACCTCATCTCGGCAATTTTTTTTATTCTATCCTCAACAGTGTCTCGGATTTCGTCCTCAACGATAGAAATGATCCTTTTCGTGGCCCATTCACTAATTTGTAATTTGCCGATTTGAACTGTTTCAGTTCCAGATTCTAGTTCAATTGAAGAACGAATGGAGGGGCGATCAAAAATGTCGCGGGTGGTAATGAATATGTCTTTTATGTGCATAATAAGTAGGTTGATTTCAAGTTGCCTTCAAATTGGCTTGATAAGTTGACGGCAACATCTAAAAAGTCAAGATTAATTGCCTTACGGCCAAGATTGCTCTAGGGTTTTGGAAATGACACCCCTTGATCTAATCAATGCCGTGCGGCAAAACGGAGGCGCGTGGTTTGAGTCTTTTGGGCGGATCAAAATGAAGTCCGGAGCAATCGGCCGGCCTTCGATGAACGCTTACCAAAGGGACATCAATGAGGTCCACCAGTTCTGTCGTGAGAACGAACTCCCTTGCCGAGTCATAGGCCTCAAGCCTCGTCAAAAGGGGTCATCGACTTTTTTCACCAACCTTATGTATTCCGATGTGCGGCGACCGAAGGTCGGGGAAGCTGAAGTGTCGGCCTGTGTGATGGGAGGGCAATACAGCCAGGTGGACAACCTCTGGCAGATCCTGAGCCGTTACGAGGCTCACGATTCTTTTGAATGGGGGAATGAGATGAAGATCAACAACCTTGAGGGGACCTGTTCGAACGGTGGCCGGATAGTCAAAGAAACCGCAGGTGACTTCGACGCAGCCCGTTCGGGAACTTTCCAGTGGCTTCTCACAACAGAGACAGCACGCTGGCGAGACGAGGGTGTTGCGAATGCCCACAAGGTCCTTCAGGGGGCGATGGCTTGTGTTCCGGACCTTCCTGGGACTGTAGTGGTATTGGAGTCAACAGCCAACGGATCCAGCGGGGCTTATTTTGATTTTTGGCAGGGAGCAGTGACCCTCGAGGAGTTCAAATCAGGCAAAAGAGGAAATGGTTTTGTAAAGGTTTTTCGAGCGTGGTATGAATTTCCTGATTCTTACCTTCCTTTGACCGAAACCCAAGCTCAAGAAGTCGAGGGGAGTCTCACTCCGGATGAAAAAGAGCTAATCGAAGATTTTAATTGCGAAATTTCTCAAATTGCTTGGAGGAGAAACAAGATTGCGGGTGAATGCGGTGGTGACGCAGATCTGTTTGAGCAAGAATATCCCCGCTCATCCAGCACTGCTTTTCTGCTTTCTGGGCGGAAACGGTTTAACCGAATTGGAATCGAATGGCAGAAAAAACTTCGCGCTCAACATCCCGTGGAACAAGGCTCAATCGAGCTTGTAAATGATGGAGGCGTCGACAAAACGTCTTGGAGGCCAACAACTGATCCTGGAGAAGCTGAGTTCGACAGATGGGAAGCGCCTCAACCTGGTCGTAAATATGTTATTGCGGTCGATACCATGACGGGGGCTAGTCAGGCGATGGGGTTGGATCCTGATTGCCACTCAGTGCTGTGTTTCCGGAGGGGTTACTACGATGGCAGGGGTTGGCACCCCACAAGGCTCGTGGCGAGATTATTCAGTCCATGCCGCTGGGACATCGATGTTCTGGAACACGCGGTCTACCGGCTCGCCCATTACTACGGGAAGTGCATGATCGTCCCAGAGATCAACAACGATCGGGGACTGATCGAACTCCTGAAACTGCGGAGATCGGCCAAGATTTATCGACGTCGAACGACCAACAAAAAGACCGGCAAGGTGACAGATGCCTACGGCTGGCAGACCAACGTCCAGACTCGGAAGAATATCGAAGACTCAGTCGCGAAGGCGATTAGGGAATGGGATGTTGAAGGAGAAGGCGTAGAAATATATTGTCCCAATGTGATCCGAGAACTCGAGACTTTTATTGTGAACGATAAAGGAAAGGGCGAGGCCGCAGATGGCTCTCACGATGACGACGTTATTGCTCTTGGAATAGCGTTATGCACTATTGACTCAGCGACTAATTACGCTGAACCTGTTGATGAAGAGTTTCTCGCCCCGGATGTTGAAAAAGATTTCAAACGCCGAGGTCGAGTAAACCGAAACCAAAAATCTCAAAAAGCCCATTACAGATGATCAACCTTAGAGACCTCATTCCCGTCACGGGACGCCGCTATCGCAAGTCTTTGGAAATTTTGCACTCTATGCACAAAGCAATAGAGGATGCTAAAGGAGAGCGACAATTGGCTCAGCGTAGCCTTCACCATGCTATGGGAGATCTTGCCAAAAAAATGTCAACTTGGAAAGCTACCGAAAAAGACGAAAGCGTAGAGATTGTTTTGAGAGTTAGCAAATCTATGTCAAGGGCCGCCCTCAAAGCTTCGCCAGAAGAGTTCAAGAAATTTTTGGCTCAAGAACTAGCTGCAAGAGCCGTGGGTGCTTTGGACGAACTTGTTAAAGACATTGAGATTCAAGAAGAGGAATTGGCTTCTCACAAGCCTTCTAAGATAATTCGGCCGTGAGGTTAAAGTTTCGATTTCTCGCTAAGTCATTCCAACGATCGAAAAGTGGGACAAATAACCTCCATCCCATTTCGGGATGTGATTCCGCGATGTCTTTGAAAGCGTTCTGAGCGTGAACAGGTCCCTGATGACATCCCGCACAAAGAGAAACTCCGTTAGAAAGATCTAACGCCCTTGTTGGATAAAGCGATTTTGGTCGGATGTGATGGGCTTGAAGGCGCCAAATTGCAAATGTTCCACCGCAGAGGACACATCTGCCTCGGCGGTCTCTAGCGTCCCTGATTCGGACTAACTTAGACCACTTGGAATGGTTCACGCGATTGAAAGAGCAAAGGTAATAGCGTTATTCCACCGGTTTACAAGTTCAGCCCATGCGTTGCTGTTTGCATCGTTTGATTCTTTTGATAACCCAGGAACAGGATTTGACGTTTTTTCGTAGCGTTCACAAGCTTTACGAAATGCTGCAATAAATTCGGCGACGTTTTCACGAGTTTCCTGAACGACGGCCAAAGTGTCTCGAGTTTCTGGACCCCATTGTCCATCAACTTTGACTTCGAGGCCGAGATCTTCAAGCGCCCATTGGGCAATCACAGTGACTCCGGTAGGACCAAGGTTGAAGCATCCATTCATCATTAAAAACTCAACTCCGGCATTAAACCACGGCCCTTTTATAAATTGACGGAAATAACCGTCAATGTATGCGGCAGCCATGATCTCTCTTCGGCGCGGTGGAGCGCTTTCGAGTTGGCGATACATTTCAGGATGATCCCGCTGATTCATCCCGGCATATTCGTAACGGCCACCACCATTGCCAGGTGTGAGCCCAAGACCGTATCGCTTCAGATACCCGCTTTTGTCCCTGCGTGTTCGATCGCGTGGATGGGACTCCTGTTCGACTACTTTTAAAGCAAGCCAATACTGAGCTCTGTAGGGCCTTTCGTCGTCTACCTCTTCAATCGAAGGTGAAGCCTTAGACGCCCATTGTCTTCGCTTGATAAAGATGCGAAGCCGTCTGAGGCAAGGTATTTTTGAAACGTCCATGTTCTCTGTGAATTGGTGCGTTGTCCCAACGAAATCGTTTTTTCCAATACTTTCCTTTTGGATTTCCGTATTCTCTTCTCAACCGGCGAGCCAAAGGTTCTTTCTTTGGGTTGAGTCCAGCGGCTCTTGCTGCCCTCCACGGGGCATTTACGTCGCACACATGATTTGGATTGAGGTGGTTGGATTCTGCAATAACCTCACCCGTTTTTTTCTGCATAGCAGCTTTGTTTTGCCTGTTGCTAAGACGCTGAACTTGAGTTTTTTTAGTTTTGTTAAGTTTGGCGATTCGTTTCATGAGGTAAATAGTTGCAGAGGAAGGAATCGAACCTTCAAGCAATGGGTTATGAACCCACGCTAGGCGCCAGCCCTCCCTGCTTGAAATTACGCCGCTTTATATTGAGAACTGAACCGGCGAAAGACGCCCCAGATTACCGCAGCAGCAGAAACAATTTGAAGACCGCTCGCTTCAGATCCAACAGCATTTTGGAACGTTGGGGCAACAGCGTCAAGATTGCTCAAGAGGTCGTTAGTAAGAACGCCGACCAAGCCAAGGCCGGTCAACTTACCTTTTAGAATAGTTTTAAGAAACTTCATTTTATTTAGTGTTTTCTTGGTTTTGGAAATAGCGAGAATTTACTCGCAGTAAAATCACCTTGGCACTGTCATATCGGGTTTGTCCAGAACAAATTAGATGCAGCAGCAGCAGCGTTATTCAGTCATCCTTTTGAGCTGATCAATTTAATTTTCTACTACTCTCAATCAATTTCACCTACCTGCTTTTTTAACGAATTTAAATCGTCCTCGAGCGCTTTGATTTCTTCGTTTTGCTTGAGCGGATGATCAGCTTTGTCTCGGTGATCATCAATTTCATGTTGGGTCCAATGGAGTTTTTCTTGAATGCGCCCCCAATCAGTTAAAAACTGATCTCGCCATGTCCTAATATATGCCAATTCCTTTTCATTCTCGACCATCTCTTCCTTATTTGATTCGACGATGAGAGAAACTTTATCATCCCCAGAAGATTGAGCCCAAAGAATGACGCCAGCGGCCGTTCCAGTAACTGTCAAGCCAAGGCCGGCAAGAGAAACCATGAGGCCAACTCCCCAAGTAACATAGCTGGCTGGAATCATGCCCTTAGTCGCTGTTGCACTGCTGTAACTTTCAGACCACCGATCCATTTTTGAAAACAGGGTCGACATATCATTGCGAAGATCTTCGATTATGGCTGCTGACCCAGCAACTGTCGTTTTTACTTCGCCGAGTTCGCTTCTCATCGACTCAACTTCAGTGTCGAGCCGATTTACTCTCGAACCAAGCTGCGTCACTGTAATTTCTGTTTCGTCATTTGTTTCCATTTAATTTGGCAATTTAAAACTCCAGCTTCTTTTTGCAATTGTTACGTTGTTAGAAAAAGCTTTTGTGACAGCTTTTTTGACGCCTTTCCAATTATAATCGTGTCCCCCGATATAACCTCCGGGACGCACTTTGGGAAGCCAGTTTTTGATATCCGCTAGGCAATCTTCAAAGGAATGTTCGCCATCGATGAAGACAGCGGCCAGAGATTTGTCAGGGTAGATCTCGTGGGCCTTTTTGGAATCCATCCTAATTCCCCTCACCACCTCATCTACGGGCTTAATGTTTTGCAACCACTCTAGGTAGAGGTGCTCGGAGTTGCGCTGAAACTCCTTGCCCAACCCTGCGGGTCCGCTCCCTTGGTGTTCTGTCGAACCCTTGAAGTGATCAACCACATGATACCGGATGGTGGGGTTCTTGCGGAGAATCTCGATCCCAGCGTAGGCTGTAGACATCCCCTTGAAGCCGCCTATCTCGACAATCGTCTCACCGTCCTCCGCGTTTTCGATCGCCTTGTCGATGAATGACTCATAGTCACACCACCCAGGAACTGAACTGTAGTAGTGTGGGGGCGGGGCCGTTTGACCGGTCTTCCGTTGAATCAGCAGATTCACTTCTTTCGAGTTCGTTATGATCTCCTCGGGAGGCCGAGTCATCTGGCGTTCTGTTGTTGGCTTCAAGTCGATCGGGATTACCCCTATCCACTCTTGGATGTCGCGGATTGTCCCGTCGAAATTATCCCGCAGGTCCTCATAGAAAACCTCAAGCTTCTGATGGGGTGGCACACGCTTTAAGAAAACTTTGGTTCCGGCGTCTGAATTGACATGTTTATCAATCACCCTTTCGGCCCACGAGAGATCCATCTCTACGTCCTCGCTCTCGTAGGGAAGAGAGACGTATTTCTTTTCGGTCTGCGCCAGGTAGTGGGAGGCCAGTTGTTCAAACAGGCTTCTCCTTCTGAGGTGAAGGAAAACAAAGCCCTGCTTCTTCAGTTCCTCCAACAGGAATCCACGAGCGAATTGCTGAACAGGGTGGAAGTCGAGGAGCTTGAAAGCTACGACGTTTGCTTCAGACTCGGCTTGGTCGAGCAACCACTTCACCTTGTCTTTGGCATCCGGCATGTGAACATGGGTGGCATCTTTGTATCCTTTCGAGAACGGCTCATCAAGGATGCCCTCGATGTCAGGGTGTTGGTCCAAAGCCCTCTCCAGAAGGACCGACCCAGTGCGGCCGCCGCCGCCCATGATGACGACTTTTTGTCGAGCTATCCTGTCACAGACATTCCGAGAATTGGAACTGGTGTGGGGCGATTTCTCGAGGTTGGATTTGAACATCTTCCGGTCAAACTCGTGCCAGTGGTGGAGGGAGAATTTGTCGAATCTCTCCCACTGCTGGATCTCTTCAATTCGGCGGCCAAACTCGACATCCTCGGCCCCCCAGCCGACAAACTCTTCGCTGACAGGATTCTCCAAATATAGGTCTTTTGGGATCCAAAAACCTCCAGCACAAAGAGCGGAAAGGATCTTTGGAGACCGAGTGTTGATTCTGCACCTCGGTTCGCTGATCGAGTAAAGGACCCACGAGGTCTCCTCCTTGTCCATCCGGTAAATGCCACGATGGGGCATACAGGGTTTGTCCTGATTGCCGGTGTCGAGCAACCACCGGTAGAACCCCCCAAGGTCAGGAAGGACATCCCCGTCTATTTGGAACAGGTATTTCTTGTCTTGGCGGTTGGCACCTTCAGTGATCAGCTTTCCCTTGCAGAAATCATCTCCATCAGGGTTTACGATTTCCACTTGATCGCGGGGAAAGCCGCTCCACTCCAAGTGCTCCAGTAATCGCCCCAGGGCCTTTTCCCGATAGGAGCCCGACACGACCTTGGAGGGGATGACTACAAGGGTTTCACCAACAAGCGTTGCTGCCTCTTCAGGGATGGGAGACGCGGTGAACAGTAAGCCTTCGGCCGGTGGGGTTGTTACGGTGTGCCGGATCATCTCACATGATAGTAACCAGTCAGGCAAATGACAACCGGCGCAGACGCCTCACCGGAGCCACCGGAGGAATTGTCACCATCACCGGTGCATCGAATTTCTATCGTGTCGCCGGCCGCGAAGTCGACATCTTGCGTGCCGGTCCCGTAGGCATCGTTTGTCGAGGTGCCGGTTTCCGTTAAGGATAGAGTGATCCCCGTCCCTACCAGAGTTCCGTTTTTCACTATCCGGAAAGAAGTGTCGTCTGTCCCAGTGGCTCCATTCAACTCGCCATCCATATCGGTGATGGTCATCGGTCTTCGGCAGACCATGAAGTATGCGTCAGTGCCGGAGGCAAGCTGTCCAGTGCCGAACAAATCTCGCTCAAAGTTGACCAACCCCGCTCTGGCTTCGCCATCTTGAGCCTGAAGCACGGCAACTGAGGCCGTTGAAACATCACCAGCATCAACACGCACTTGGGCAGTAGCGTCACCAGTATCGTAGGCGATTGATGTAGTATCGTCTACTGGGAGGGATGATCCACCACCGCTACTTGTCGCACCGCCAAGAACCATCCAGCGGCTGTAGAGACCTGAGTAAATGGCTTGAACCGCTTTGTTGTTAGCGTCAAGCGTTACATCGGATCCACCCCAGCAATAAATGTCTCCAGCGTTATGCTTGATAACTACCGTTCTAGCATCGTTGGCCGCATAAAGGAAAACGACATCTCCATCAGCAGGGCTGCCGCCGAGCGTCTCTAGGTCATCGGTAGCGGCATCGCCTTGTGTGTCAATATAGTGATGGTTTCCGGTTACCGCCACCGCACCAGCCGCAATGGTAAGTTCAGAAGCACCTCCTGCATCTGGGCCAGATCCTCCACCACTAGAAGCAAAAGAAGAAAAATTTGCTCGGCGCATTGCCCCAGATCCCGTGTCATAAAATGGAATCCAATCACCAGTGACCGGAGAGGCCAGAGTATAACTCGGCACGTTCGCGTCGAGAACTTTGTTGGAAGCACTAATAGTGGTTCCCGATACTCCCCATGTATTAAGCACCCTAGAAGCGAGTGCCTGGTCGATCCCGTAAAGGTGCGCGGTAAGCTCGTCTTCGTTAGTGACCTCTGTTGGGTTGGTCGAAGGAGTGTAGTTGCTGGGATTCCAGTCTATGTCAATGGTGTCCCCATCAATTGGATCAGATCCGCTTCGACTATGGGAAGAAGCATGAGAGCTTGGGGATCGTGAATCTGTTAATCTCGCATCACTGTCGGTTACATATTTATTTGAACCGCTTGCAGAGCCATCGGTTCCTACAAGGGCGGCTTTTTCATCAGCAGTTGGAAATCTTGCATCTTGACCAGAAGCAGCCTTATCGGATGTCGTGCCAAGATTAACAAAAATACCCTGAGAATCTTCACCCAAAGATCCTTGGCTGTTCGCTACGAGGCCAACAGACTTACGCTGCACATCAAGCGAGATTGTATCCGCAGCGTCGTCAGGAGTGCAGTTGATTGAGTTGGTGTCCCCGCCGCTTAGCGCGGTTCCAATTGCATCACGGGCATTTTCATCAGTGTAGGATCCGCTAGATGTTAGTGAATTATCGATCCCTTTGAGGATAGCCCCAAGGTGATCTGAATCGGTCACGTTTGGATCCGAAGTGTCAGCCGAAATAGTTGAAAAGCTGACGTCGATCTGGAGTTTGTCGGCATCAATGGAATCAGTTCCGCCTTTGATATGAGACGAGGCATGGCTGGACGGAGACCTGGAGTCAGTAAGCCTAGAATCATTTCCTTTTACTACTTCGCCAGAAGCCGCATCACCAGCGGCGGGAACATTGAGGGCCGCGGCTGTTCCAGCGTCACTTATTGTCGATAAAAGCTGGGTGCCGGTATGATTTGCTCGAGAAACAACTTCTGCAATTGTATTGCCGCCATCTTTTAAAAGTTTTCCCGTGATGCCATCAAACCAGTTGGGCGGTATTGGTCCCAGATGTGGCGGTTGGTGCGGTGGGTGTTCCGGTGAAGGAAGGACTTACAGTGGAAGCCGCGGGATTTCCCGCAACGTTTACCGCATCGGCATTTACTTCTGCCCACGGTTTCGTTGAAGTTCCTATTTTGCCTTCGCTGGCTGCTCTTGGTACTACGTTTTTTGTTGCCATGTTTACAATTGTGGTTGGAGATCCCCATTGCCGTCTAATTCCCAGAAATTATCACCCGTCAATGAAACTGAATTGGTTGGTTGGAGAAAATTTGATGAATCACTTTGCCATCCTTGGCCGACTGTTAAAGCCGCAGCCAAAGACGGTTGCAGGTTGCCTGATTCCTCCTCCCACGCCTGTTGCGGCGTGACAGTTTGTTCAAGGACTTCAGGAACTCTGGAGATCAATGTCATACTATTATATTGAGTCGTTTTTTGAATCAGCAAGCAGAAGGTGATGTCTCTCCCGGTGGAGTAATCGGTTCGTCATTCTGAAACGGGATTGTAAAATTCAAAACAAGAGTTTTGTCGTCAAAAGATTCACTAATTCCAGGCTCCGATTCTCGAGTTGATGTCCGAGTCACAGTAGCTGGTTGCGTAGTTGTAGTTTCAGAAGATTCTTTCTCTGATGGTCCTCTCGTGGTTGTAGTGGTTGAATTGCTTACCTTTCCGTCGGAATTTTGTGTAGTAGTTCTGCCAGAGGCCCTTTTTAACTCGGTTTTAGTTTCGTTAAGTTCTATTGGCATAAAATGATTCTGTTTTATTTACTTACTTCTCCATAGTCCCTTGTAACTGTAGTATGGTCGCTACCGCTATCTAGTGCTGTTGAAATGACGGAAGTAGGTCCATCATTAGTAGTTCTTTTTTGAGTGGTTTCTTCGGTGCCATCACTTACTTTGCTTTGTGATGTTTGAACCCGCTCACCGTTTAACTCAGTAGAAGATTCAGTTGCAGTTCCAGATGTTTGAGACTGGGTCCTAGTGATTGCGTTGATTGCGCCGTCTTTTCCGAACTGAACTTGGAATTGAACTTCTTTAGGGAGAAGACAGAGCAAACCAGGCGCCGAACCATCACCTGTGTTTTGGTCTTTACGAAGATACCAGCAAGCCGCGTTGATCTCCAGCATGGCGCTGATGATCGTATCGCGAAGTTCGTTTGTTTTGTCTGTAATTACCGGCATTTTACCACCCTGCTTTAGTCCCTACTTTGTTTCTTGGTTTTGCAAAATCAGGCATCATTCTAGCCATTTCTACTCTAGCTCTCTGAGCTTGTGTTCCGATTGATCGCTCGGCCTTATCGGACCCGTTCCACATGGAAGACCCGATGAGCCTTTCTTCGATCAATGGAATTAAAATTAAATTGGCGTGACCATCAGCTACGGGAATATCCCGAGGTTCCGACATTTCAGAAAATTGCACCGGATCAGGATAATAATCAGCTTCGAACCGAATTACATCTTGCTCTTGCGGAATTGGGTCAAGCCTTAAAAGAGTCACGAGATCACTCCCTTGACTTTGCCCACCATACTCAACTCCATAACGAACAGGCGTTCCAAACCGGCGCCATCCACTTTTGTTCCAATGCCGGCGGTAGTCGCCATTGTATTGAACTCGATCATCTCGAGTTAAAACCCAGCCGTTGTTGTGAAGTCTCGGGTCGCTTACAATGCGTTTAATAACTTTGTTCTGAATCGCAATTGCGTCTGGGTAAACGACAGCTTGGACGTCTCCTGTTTCACCTGGATAAGTATCAAGAACCTGATCCGTTGCCACAACTTCATTCCACTCGGATGTATTTCCTCCAAATACGACTGTGCAGCCTCGTTCTGAAGGAAAAAATGGAACATTTCCAACTGAATTTGAACCGTTTACTACTGAGGCTGTAATGGTTCTGGCTTTTGGAATACGAAAGGAAAACGTAGTTCTGGACCAAACGTCAGGAACATTTTCATAAAATTCCATCAAGCCAGCTGTAATTTCACCTGCGAGCTCCTGTTTGGAACGAGCGGATAAATTGCCAATGTCGGAAACATCAAGATGCCGAGTTAGGCGGTGAGCAAGTTCAACGGTGTTCATGATTTCGGAACCATTGCTCCGGTTCGAGATTTTTTATCGACGCTGTAAATTTGCGGGTCAGAAACCCCAAGCGAAGTCAAGGCGGCTGCATAGCTTTCTTGGTAGCCCCTGAGGGCTTCTTGGCCCCTTCGAAATAGATGTGACTGAGTCATGTGGTATTGAGCCAATGGGAGCAATATAGACTCGTGATATCGGTGAGGCGTTGGAAGTTTACTTCCGTCGCAAAAGCTATCTACAGTGAAAACTGGACACTCTCTAGCTAGATCCACCTCAAGGTTTTTTGTTGATGCCGGAGTAGGAGCTAACATCAAGTAAATTTCCACAACTTCATCTTGAGCGTCTCCGGTTTTTCGGCGCCGGTCGACCCAAAATACCTGAGGATCCGCGTTATCAGTGTCGTAATCGTTGCCACTATAAATGGCTCCGAACGACAAAAATTCCCCTTTAGAATCACAAGGGGCTATAGGTTTACCAGACGAAGAAAATCGCAAGGGTCCCAAGACCTCTTGGACGTCATCGTTAAGTTGGTATTCAGAAATTCCTGAAGCGGTTGCAAACTGGTGGATTTCTCTTGTAAGAAAATCAGCGTTTGGTGCGTTCCAAATATTCTGATAGGCGCGGTTCAGCGCGGTTACCGCATCCTGCTTCAAATAGCTGGGCGCGGTTCCAGGCTGCTCCACTTGAACCACCCTGTAAAGGTGGTCTCTGAAGGTTTCGATGTCCATGCCGAATGGCTGTGGTCACCGAACTACTTTTTTGCTTTGGCGGTCTTCTTCTTGGCTGGTGCCTTTTTCTTACGCGGTGCCTTCTTAGTGTCGTCAGACTCTTCTTTGTCAGATTGCTGAATATCGCCCACAAGGACGCCTTCAGTTACTTCTTCAGAATCTTTAAGATCAGGCTCTGGCGCAACAGGCTTAGGCTGGACTACTTCTTTTTTCTTCTGTGCGTCCGGATTGATTTTTACCAGCTTCACGTAGGGTGGCGAAAAATAGCGCCGATCTGTCGTGAGAAACTTGCAATCTCGGTTGAAGTCTTCGATGTCGTCTGGTCCGTAAACTCGGCCTTTATAGGCCAGTTCACCATGCTCAGGAATTTCTATGAAGTCCCCTACTCGACCTCGCTGGTTTGGCGACGATCGACGGTAGCAAATGATAGCTCGGAGTTCTTCCATGGTTTTTGTTAAAGTTGAGGGGATGCCGGAATCCTAACCGGCACCCCCCCTATCTTATAAACAAGGATCAAGTGATCGTAGGAGTTGGGACCCCAGCGTAGTTGATAGCATGTGCGATCATTACGTAACCTGGGAATGCTCCCGAAGCATCCATTCGAGGCTGCTGCCCAAAATAGGTGCGGACAAATACATCAGTGATGTAGCCGTCTTCGTGAGTTTCCTCTCCGCGCTTGTTGCGGTGTTTTCCGTATCCGCGGCGTGCTGCTTCAGCACCCATCATGAGACTCCAACCGTAGGTCTGTCCTTTCGAGTTGGCGAGCATGATGAGGGCGTCTTCGGCCCAGTCGTCGCAAATAAGACCGGCGAACGGTCCAGAAGCATTTGTTACGGATCCAACGGTCTGCTTGAACACTGTTCCCGCGAGAGTAGTGCTAAGAACCTCGGCCAACACAAGATTGTGTCCGTTGTTGGTCTCGACCTTGGCGAATCCGAACTTGTTTTTCTGGTCTGCGGCAACGCCAGTAGCGTCAGGCGGATTGTAAACGATGATGTAGAAGTCATCCGTTCCAGCAGCTGGCGCCGTAAGGATATCCTGCTCGTTAAACTTGAACGCCATTTTGGGGAAATACTTGAAGTAGTCCCGGATACCCGCAGCAGCCGGAGTAGTGGCTCTGGAGCCTCCACCGTTGAGCGTGTATTTGGTGTTCGCGTTAGCGCCTCCAAAGAAGGCTGAACCGTCAAGAATAGCACCCGCACCATCAGTGTGGACATAAGCTTTCGGGTTCCACGGCGAAGCAATTGCACCGTCGCCATCGTGATCGATTGGATTCCACTTGTGGAAACTATGCCCACGGGCGTAAGAATAGCCTCCCTTGAAGAGGAAGTTTGTGTCGCCGCGCTCGCCGCCGTCCCGAAGGATGGTTTTGTAGTTGTCGTCCAACTCGAGGGCATAAAGGCCATCAGTGGTCGAGCAAACATGCTTGCACTCAACAGTGTTGCCATTGACGGTCTTGGTTTCAGCCGGACGGCCGCCAAGACGCTCCAATCGGACGCCTGCCTTGATGACTTCATCAAAGCTCAAAGTGTCTGCGCTGGTGAGATCATCTGCGCCGCCGCTGTCGCCAGCAAATACGGTGTTAGATGAGTCTCCCTTTTCGCGGAACATCATTGCCATGCGCTCCGATTTCGTACGTCCAAGCCATTTTCCGAGCTCAGCAGGAAGTCCGGAGACGATTTCGCCTCGCATTCCCATGTGCTCTTCCATTCGCTCGCTGTATCGAGTCGCGTGACGCAGAACATCGAGAACCAGGTCGTCCTCGTTGAAAGTGAGCTTTTCGAAATCTGTAGAAGATTCGAAGAGGTCTTCTGCGTGTTTTGCCTCATTGTAGAGACCCGCCATTGAAGTGAACGTGATACGGTGACCGCGTCCCTTTGAAGTGTCAGTGATCGTCCGGATACCGGAAGATGGGCTGTTACCTTCGAACTGCTGGAAGAAATCCCGCGTTTGTTCGAAAATATCAACTCCACGTTTCCACATCTGATGTGGATCGATTTGACCGGCGACAGAGGCGCCAGTGTTTGGTGAAGATAAATCCCAAGCCATAATTAATTGTTGTTGATGTTAAAAGGCCGATTCATAGACTTAGCCTGCCGAAAGCTGCCCGTTTTTGAGCGCTTCCATGGCGTTGTAATAGTCCGATGGGTTTTCAACCCCTGTAAGGGGATCGGCCGGTTGAGGTGGCGCAGTATCGGATCGAGCAGAGCCCGAGGCGATCGGCGCCTTAGTTTGAGGTTGAACTGCTGGTTTTGCTGATTCAGATGGTTGGGAAGATTTGGCTTTTGGATCGACAGGGGCAACGCCTTTGCTCTTGGCTGCCATTTTGGCAAGCTGCCAGACGTAGTCCGGCTCAGAGACGCGGTCGTCACCTGTTTCGGTCAGAACACTATGTATTCTGACCATTTCTTGATGGAGATCTGAATTTTCTTTCGCGGAATCAGGGTAGTAGGTCTCGGCCTTTTGACTGGCTTCACTGACCTGCTGCTGTTGTTGCTGTTGAGCGGTCTGAACCTCGCGCTGTTCGCGGTCGGTCAGAGGCTTCTCGAGCTTCCGTAGTTCGTAAATTTCCTTTTCGATCCGACCTGCCTCGGCTACATCGTAGTCCTCGGTCTGGGCCTTGATCTTTGCCTCCATCAGTTCATCGAGGCGTAGTTCCAATTCTTCCAGATTCTGTGGCGCATTTGGATCAACCGGCTCATCAATCGCTTCACTTTCTTCCTTAGGAACCTCAATTTGAATGCCGGCAGATTCTGCCAACCTCATTTGAGCTTCCATTTGGAGTTCAGAAAAACTCTTGTCCGGATTTTCCTTTTGGAGCCTCAACACTTCGGCCAGCATTAGACTCTCCGGGCTGCTGTTCGGGCGCCTCGGTGGACTCCTCGCTTGCAGGCTCTTGAGGTTCTTCCTCAATCGGATCGGTCAATTCCTGCGGCGTCTCGCCAGCGGGTTCTTGTGCCGATGTTTCGGTTGGCTCTTGATATTGTAGCGCCGCATCCATCCACGCACTGGGGTCATCCCCCAACGTGTCAGGCGTTGCAGCATTCTGGTTTTCGGCCCCCAATTGGGTAGCCGCCGTTTCTGGTGGTTCCTGGGCTCTCGCCTCAGACGAATCCGTTTCCATATTAAGCATCTGAGTGGTAAAGTGACTGAGTCAACAAAAAATTTAATTATGCCAAATACAGCACCACTAGGAGGAGACCAATTTCTAGCACCAGTTCCGGGTGCAGACTTCGATCCAGACAGCGCCATCATGCAAGCAAGAGCGTTAAATGCTCTTCAAGACCAAATGAAATGGGTTGTTGATCTGCTTTTACCTTTAGAAACTGAAATACTAATCGATTCCAGAGGGAGGAAATTTGAAACTCTCGTCGAATTGCTGGGAACAGACCCTCAGTCTGCAAAAAAATGGAGATTAACAGGAAGTCCTGAAGCTGCCTCAATTGAAAACCCAGGATTGATTCGGTCGGGAATGATGTTTGATACATCGTTGCGAATAAAAGACATTGACGAAGAGTTTGATATCTCGACGATCAATGACCGCCTTTACCTCGAGGGTGAATTTATTGATCAAGAATGGAAAATAACTCTAAAAGGAGGTCAAGATTGGTCAGACGCTTACCCAATTGATTACCAAGGCGGTAGCGATTTTAATTATCTCAAATTTTACTATCCGCTTGCTATTACGCATAAATTGGAAGCTTTGGAAAATGACAACATTACACCTTCGCTATCTGACGCCGATGTAGGAGTTCGGTTAGTTGCCCCTGATTCTGATCTTACTTTAATAGATTCCTATTTTATTGATCAAGAAAAGGAGGAAGGTCAATACATGATCTACCCAACACCGCCACCGGGAGATATTTATCTCCCTGCAAGCGAAGATGAAGATGAAGATTAAAACTCAGAATGAGCAGACCAAAACCAACCCCTTTTTGCGGACGCAACGCTTGGATGATTGACCGAGACGGCATCAAAGTGTCCAATCTTTCTTTAGATCCATTTTGGGTAAGACCTAAAGATTGGGTGGATTGGATGATAAACGTAAACCAAATCAATTATTTGATAGATGTCCAAGATGGCTTTGGCGGTTCTGTTTCGGGAGATCTGGTTTCTGAATTAACAAGCGGTCCTCCGGTTGCAAACGAAGAACCAACAATTTACCGTAGAGAACAGCGATGGATACCAAAAGGGGAAGGCGACAATCCGGATTACTTGGACGCTTACAATTCTTTGAGGGTGTCTACCCTCTCATTTCCTGATAAAGCAAGGACTGCAAAACCCTACCCGCCATCCGACTACAACCGTGCGGATATTGAACTGAATCCCATCAATGGGTCTTACGGAAACTACGGAGTTCAGGCTTGGAGGGAATGGCCTTTGTTTGACACAAATGACTTTTCTTATACCACGCCAGTTGTGTCGGTCTCGAATAATTCCCAAATTGCCACAAATCAATCGCTATGGAGGAAAGCTTGGGAACAAGAAGATATCGAAGAGGGAATGCCAAACCCCGGATGGCGATACCAGATTCCATTTTTTTGCGAAATTGGTGTAGAACTTGGGCATTGTGGACCTGTGTTTGTGTCAGAAAATTTTGACCCAAACACTGGCCCAGTTCCGATCATGCCAATTTACGAAGATGTTTTTGAAGGAGGTCGAGTAGACATTGGTGGAAACGCTTATTTAAATGAAATTGAAAATTCTGAGGACTTTGAAGAACCTGAAGACCCTTTTGAGATCCCTTCTGATTATCAAGAAATAGAAGTAGATTTTATTTTGACAGCGTTGTCAGGAGACGAATATACAATGCGAGCCAGGGTCCAATCTGGATTAGAAAGCGCAAGAACCCAAACGGACCCAAGCACTGAATACAATGATGGAACACCGTTCAATACAACGGGGGAAGGTGAATATGCGGCTTACAGCATGTCGGGCGAAGTCCGCATAAACCTGCAAAAAGTTTAGCCGTCCGACTTCATTTGCTTTGAAAGATGCACCAGGTCGCGGTCGGGTTTTTCAATTACCTTACGGATAGCTTTTGCCTCGTTTCTCTTAGCCTCACGATCTTTGTCAGAAAGTTCTTCGTTTCGAAGAACGTCTTTTTCTAACACAAGCAAAGATTTTTCCAAATCTATCTTCAGATACTCATTCCAACCTGAACTGTTTAAAAGATTCCGGATTGCCAATATTCGATCTGTATTGTCCATCAAGTCAGTGGCCCCGTGTTGGCCGTAGGTTGTTGCCCTGCTGCACCCATAGCACCTTCAGGCCCACCAGGCAACTCTGCCCCCCCTCCGATTTGTATATTTGTAGGGATCAAATATCGTTCTGCATTCTGTATCTGGAACGACTTTAAAATATCCACGTAAAACTCCACTGTTTGTAGTTGGATTTGCGGCGGTAGACTGTAGAACTCCCTGACAACACTGGCAGCCTGAAGGTTTTGCTGCAACTTTTGTTCCGCGTGATAGCGGGTCATCTCAAGTCTAATATTAAGATCGAGGTGATTGATTTCTGCTGGAGACATGACGTCCATTACCGGAGATGCACCTTCAAAAAACTCAAAAACCTCATCCTCATCGAGGTTGGCCATTGTAACCAAGACGGCTTGATGAACTAGATCTTCAATCCCGTCTTCAAGATCGGAAACGTAAACGCCAAAAAGCTCATGGCCGCTCAGGTCAATGTTTCGAATCCCTGTAGCAAGCTTGGTGGAGTTCAGGCCGGCCATTTCAGAGTCATTGGCGCTGGCAACCCCACTCATGTTCATTGCCATTTGAAGATTAAACTCAATTAAGTTCTGAAGGTCATTGGATTTAATATCTTCAAGGTAAACCGTCTCAATTACATCCTGGGCTGTTTTGTCGGGCAACGGCGAGTAAGTTCCACCCCAGTTCATCTCGAGGTTTGGATTTGAATCACCCTCAATAGTGTTGTAAGGCCGGAAAAGGTCAATTCGGCCAGAGCTTGACTGACTGAAATTCCACCGGTTGAAAGATAAGTCTACAATCTTTTGGATTGGCTCAAAAATCTCCATGGATCCAATTCCATGCCATCTTCCCTCGACAGGGTTAATTCTAACACATCGGAAAGGGCGCTTTGAGTCTGGCGTTACATTGGCGACATGATCATAAAAAAGCGGAATGTTGTTCTTACGATCGTAAACCAAGATCACATCTTCATATCGACCGTCTTCGTTTACATCAAAACGTAGATAGGTTTCTGCAATTTCGGTGGTTGGCTCCCTTGTCGTGGCTTCAGCCTCTCCCTCTGATGTCATGTCATCTCCCGACTCGTTGAGCTCAGGGCGAGGCTTGTTTGCGGCCGTGCTTGGCTGTCCGGACTCCGATGCTACTTCTCGAATTAGATTCAGGCCGCGAATGTAGGAATCTTCACTTCCTTGAAGTGAGTTGTTGTTGACGATCATATCAACTAGCGACATCACCGGCATATCATAAAGGTGACAGATCTGGTCAGCGTCTTGAATCGATTCGGCGTTTAACGGACACAAAAAATCGCGGAAGTAGACCGTTTTTGATTCTGGACCCCTGTAGTGGGTAACTGTTCTTTCAACTTTTCTAGCCTCGTAATTGCGATTCGCTTGCGTCGGAACTGGTGTTACTTGGTCTCGACCCAATATAGACTGGGGAACAAAATCCATTGGGTTTTCACCTTCTGGGATAACCGGTTCAACCTCAATGATGTCATCATCCGAATAAATGTAGTCGCCATCGGCGGCAATAATTGGATTTCCATCTTCACCTATCATGACCACAGCTTCGGTCTCGTAAGTAACCGACTGGTCAAGATGGGTCGTTTTAACGACTGACTCACCCCTTATGAATGCCCCATAAATTGCACGCTCAATCGTCTTTTTAAGCTTCGCTTTCCGAAGTTTAAAATTAGCGTAGCGGTTTACCTTGTCGGCTTTTTCTTTGTCAGACTCACCTATCGGTGATGCGGCCATGAAAGGCTCAGTTCCTACAAAGTATTTGATTGCTCGGCTGACTTGTTGCTGAACGATCCTGCGACTAATTGGAACAGTGTGGTTTGATTCTTCAAAAATGCCGCGTAGAATTGACTCTCGCCATTCAACTTGGTTGGCAAAAGTCATCTCGTAAATGATTCGGCGCCCTAGAAATGTCTGGGCTGATTTCGCGGCTCTACCGGGATCGCTTGCATACCAGTTTACGTCGTAAAGATTTTCACGACCCATCTCTCCTTCCAAAGTTTTGTTTCTGGACTCTGCCCATTCGACCAGTCGGTCCTCTTGCTGTCGATTTAACCGTAGTGCTGATTTAATCATAACACGCGGCTCATCCCTGCGATCAACGGGGGGATATTGCGGGACGTTCTCGAGGACTTTGTCAATTTGAGGTTCTGCCATGAGTCTATCTGGTAGGGCCAATATATCGGCCGTTTATAAAAAGTTGATCTTTGGCTTCCCTTCGAGCATCGGAAAGCAACGCTTTAAAATCTTTCAGGTCATCTTCCGTTGGTCTGCTAATCTTTAACGAGTCAGCCCACTGATTGACTTTGACCGAGAATTTTTGTCCTGCAAGTTTTGAAAACGCATTGCGTTGTTCATCTGTCATATCTTCCCATTCACCAACGCTATTTTTAAATTTGTTTGTGGTAGATCCACCCCAGGATGTCGGGAATGTGCTAATTAGATCAGGGCGCTTTATAGAAAGCGAAGACAGAAACGCATCGCCCTTGTGAAGGTCAGCGGCGGCATATGGAGTCCGGACTAGCACCCTTGCTGGCCCGACAAGAGTCTTTTCCAGATCTCTTCCGTAAAGGTCGTGCTTGGGCAGACCAAATGCGCCGGCATTTGTCAGGTTGTAGAGGAATCCGGATCGATCTCGAGGAACTGGATCAAGCTGTCGAAGCGGTTGTCTAATTAGGTTTGGAACAAAGCCTCTCAAGAAATCCTTAATGCTTTTTGCAATCTGTTCTTGCGCTTTTTCCGGATTTCGGTTGATCATGTCGTTGCCCATACTGATTGTGTCAGCAACTGTTCGTATTCCTTGAAGAAAAGTTTTTTCTTGCGCTTGGTTTGATAAAGACCCAGCAAAGTTTACAAGCCATGTCTGACCATCGGTATTAGGGTTTTTCTTAAACTCTCGAATCATGTCAATTGTCGAAGCCAGCACGGTGGAAATAGGCTCGTATCGACCGTAATCAATGTGAATACCGTTTCTTCCGCCAATCCGAATGATGGTGCTGCTTCCATATAGGCGATCTGCAAGCTGGCGATCCGAGTGTCCACCGGGAGCATAAGGACGAGATCCCACGATAAGCAAGTTTTTGTCTTCGTCATCTTCGTCCCCTTCTGCGGCCCCAAAAATAATTGTCATTAAGACACTTGCTATGCCCTGCTCCGTAATATCCCGAATCAATTCCGACCGACCCGTCTCACCGTAGTTGGCATTGAAAGACATTTTTCCTTCAGGTCCGTAAGTTGCAATTCCAGATTTAATAACTTTGTAGAAAAGATTTGCCGTCCCAGTTATGGGAGCTTTCCGAAGGCCAATTTCAAAGATTCTGTAGGGAGTTCGGATGAACGGAAACAAAAAGCTAAGTCCCATTTTAATCATCGATTGCTCGGCTTTTTGTATTTTTGCATTTCGAAATTTTTGAACCATCGACATCCACTGCTCTCTTTTCGAAGCTTCTGGGTCAGCTCGAAATTCTTTAGTAAAAGTCAACTCTTTTGCTTTTCCGATTGCAAGAATCCAAGCCGGACTACCGTGTTCCATTAGTTCCTCAATCCGGCTTTCCATTTGATCTTGTCGCAAGTCGCCAGTTTGAACTTGAGCGTTCGCTATTCGATAAGCCTGAACTGCCACTTCGCCCATGGCAATGGATGTCTTAAACAAAGTGTCCATTGCTTGAAGGGCATTTCCAGGCATTCTAATTACCCTGCCTTTTCGACCTTGAATGCTTGGCAAGTAGGCCGTTTCAACTTTAGACGCATCAAATTGGGACACTGGTTCCTGCATAGCCCAAGACTCGAAAAAGTCGAGCCCGTCATTCTTGAATGAGGACACAGCGTTTCTCCATGCGGGGCCTATTCCTTTAGAAAAACCTTTCCAAAATCTTCGGATGTCTCCGTATTGAGCTCCTTGAATTTTGTCGCCCGGAATGATTTGGTTAAAAATCGACTCGAGGCCGGTTTGAATAGTTTTGTCCCAGCCAAGGTTTAAAGCGTTTGAGAAAACATTTATGGCCTGTGTTTGTGGCCCTGATAAAATTGAGTTTATCCAAAACTCATTGATAGCATTGTAAATGTTCCCGTTGAACACTGTAGCAAGAGTTCGCGCCGCCCAAACTGCGTGCTCCGGTTTTGCAATATCGAACTGGCTACTTTCTTCACCGTGAAATTGGTTTGCGTTCCGGACATCTTCCGGCACAAGCACAAACTCATCCGAAAGGCCTTGCTCATCCCGTTGCGCCATTTGCTGGGTCGCTTTTCCAAATTCCAGGCGAAGAGCCTTGCGGAAATCTTCCTCAAACTTTCTGATCTTCTCTTCGGTAATCCCTAGTTTCTTTTGTATCTTTTTGTTTGGCTGCCTATTGAGGATCATTTTGGCAGCGTCTTTGCCTACCTGAGATCCCATTTTATCTATTGCGGCTTTTACAGCCGGAGCCTGTCTGGAAGCCCTAATTCGATCGCCATTAAAAATATCGCGCAAAGTAACGCCGTAAGTTCCAAGAACATTCTTGGCGGTCTCCATGCGTTTTTGCTGAATCTCTGCGTCAACTTCGGCTGCTTTAATTTCCTCCTTGAGCGTCTTTAGCTCATTTTTATAGCGATTAGCCTCCTCAGGACTTTTGGCCTCTGAAATCAATTTGTGAACCTCTTTGATGCGATCTTGACGTTGTGGGTTCATGGCAAGATCTCTCATCCTGCGTTCCTCTGAGGCGGCATGTTCAGAAAAGCCCAGGAAAGACGCGATCATTTCCGCGTGACGTTCTGCCGGAGTTTTTGATGGGTCTCGGCCGGCCGCCAGTTCTCTAGCTACCTCAGTGCGCGTCCTTTGGTAAGCGTGAGAAAGAAGCCTCGCTCGTGAAATTGCTTGTGGGTCTTCTGAGGCTGTAGCGTCTCTCCAAGCTCGTGAAAGGACGATCTTGGCCGCGTAAACCATCTCAGCACTCCCAAGAGATGTGCGATTAGATCCCGCTTCCAGTATAGCGTTTTCAACTGCCACAGGCGTTTCGTCGGCCATGCGGCGCCCTTCAGCCATCATGTCAGGCTCATTTAGCTTTTCGCGCTCTCGATCGTATGCCCATTGAACCACTGATTGAGCGGCTCGGACATTTTCGTCATTTGAAATATTGGCTAGTCGAGGAACCGCGGTCTGCACTTCTCCCTCCACTTCCTTTTTCCGTTCTTGCAGGTCGCGAATAAAATCTGCAAGAGAGCCGACTTCTTCGGAAAGAACACGGGCTGCATCTACTGCTTCGTCATCAATAGATCCTTCTTCATCTAGGTTTCCAATGTCGCGCTGGGCGGCCCCTTGAGATACTCTTTCTGCTATTTCAAGATCTCCAAGCCCTTTGACTTCAGCTACCTGAGAAGGCAAAAGCGCTACAGTTCTTGGTCTTCCACTTCCTTCTTCGTCAACCAGGATTGCGTCGTATCCCTGACTGCGGGACCAGTTTGCAACCAATGGCGTTTCAAGAAGGCCCCAGTGCGCTAGGTCAACGCTTTGGTCAATCCATTCCGGAACTGTGTTAGGCCCAGTGATCTGTTCAAAATCTTTATCGATGGCAAAGCCCTGCCGGTCCATTTCATCAGCAAGCTCGAGTTGAGTCTGACTCGGCTCTCCCACTTGGGGAATCCCCAGCGCGTCAGCAAGGATGTCTCGGACTGACTCCACGTTATCTTGGAGATAACTCTTGAGGGCCGCTCCGGCTTCTCCGGTTGGGTCTAGCGGGTTTCGGATGTCAACCCATACCGGAACCGGATCGCCATAGTCTGAGGCGAGTTCAATAGGTCCGACAAAGACTAGGCCAGTGTCTGGACGGCCAGAGCCACTGATGCGGTCACCCCCATGAAAGTAAATTGATTGATCTACCGACTCTGGGAAAGCGCTGTCTCGGGCGGCTGCGAATTGACTCAGTCTTCCGCCGCTAGGTCCGGATACTGAAGCTGGTATGCCTCCTCCAGGCTGACCTCCCGACCCCTCCGGACCTCCATCGCCTCGCGGGTCTCCTGAAGGCCCTCGATCTCCGCTGGGGTTAGGCCCATCTCCGCTTCCGTCATCCCACGCGAAGGAGGGAGTGAAGTTTGCTGTAAGGGCTGATCGGACATTACTGAAATCGGTTGATGATTTATTATTGTCCCATAATTCAGCGACTTCAGCAACCATTTTCGGACCCTTGCCAGCAAATACTTGACGGATCATTTCCCAAGTAATCGACTGCATCTGGCGTGTCTGGATACCGCGCTGTGCGGCAGCATCGCGAAGAGCCTCGAGGTGTCCCCAATAAAATCCCGTGAGACCATCTCCTGCTGATCCAGAGGTAGAAGTTTTCGTTCCATCTGGAAGGTTGAATCCTGAACTGCTACCAAAATTGACTCCTACTTGGTAATCCTTTTGAGCCAGTGGGAACATGAAAGCAGCGGCAACGTGATGGGTGTCGATAGTTCCGTCACCATACCCGTTATTCGGAGCAATGATGTTATTGTAAAAATTTCTCACTTTGTGGTCATTGCTGATGGATGCACTAATATTCTCCAGAGCTCCATCCTGAAGAACGCTAAACGCATTCCAGACCCCAGAGGACGCTTGCCACCCCATGCCAGCATCCTTCCCCGCTTTTGTCTGGGCTAAACCACCAACCCTACCCTCGGGATAGATCGTCCTGTAGTTCAGCCCGTGGACCTCACCGGTAAGGAATCGGAAAGCCCAGTAGAAATCCGATTTGACGGTTTTGTCTTTCGTCGCCTCGGTCATAAGGTCGCGGAGTGTTTTCCCTTCCGCGTATGCCAGTTCTTCTGGAACACTTTCATACAAGGCGAATGACTTATCGGCTTTGGCGTCCGCTTTTCGGATGGGGCGGTCCATGTGATTCTGCCAAACGTCCATAAGGTTGTGTCCCATCTGCACGTTCTGAAACCAATCTTTTCCTGGGCTTAGAGTGGCAAAAACGCCAGCGGCCTGTTCGGCTGAAACTCCATAATCAGACGCGGCGTTGTCGGCCAGAATCCTCGCCCCATCATACCAAAGCGAAGCTCTCTGCCTGAGTTTTTCTCCGTTGGGAATAGTGTCATAAAGGTCATGGAGGAAAAGTAGGTTTTCGACAAAGAAGTCATGAAGGCGCTTGGCTCTCGTTTCAGCAGTCAGTCGTTTATCTGAAAAGTAAATCGGAAGTGGCACCTCGATCCCCTTAATCTTTTTCGCGATGCGATCATATCGAGGCAACGTGAAGTGGGTCATCATCCCCATCTGTTTTTCAAGATGCTCAGGCGCGACCCTTTCTCTGGTCACGATATCTTCTTGGCTGGGTATTTTCTTCCCCTGTTTGGCTGTGCCAATACGGGAAGCATCGTGGATGGAACTTACGGAGTTAAACCCACTGCTCCCAGAACTTCTCTGCGCGGCAAACAGAGGGACGCCCTGACGGGTCTCCTCTTGAAGGTGATTCCGGAAGCTCCATCATGACGGTGTCGAGAACCGGATAGTCCTTGAGGGTTTCACCGCCCCGCTCGATGTCCATCCGGCGCTCCGGATTCGGGACCTCACCGCGCTGCGTGTATGGCCCCTGATCCTCCATGTAGGCTTCGTAGGCCGCCTCTGAATCGAACTCTTCCCTGTCGACGTATTCATCAAAAGACCCTATCATCTCGCCGCTGCGATCGAACGCGATCTGCGTCTCGAAATCTTCGGACTCCTCAACCGCATACTGCTCCTGATCCGGATTCCGGTAGAGTATCGGCTGAATCTCAGGCTTCACGTTGTGGCGCTTGCCGATCTTCCGAAGTGCCGATGGCACCATGACGTCATAGATCATTCGGTGCATTTTGCCGCCGATCGAAAGGTTTTCGCCGGTGAACGTCTGCTTCTCTCCCTCTGGGGCCTTCCGGGCATCTTCGGCAAAATTCAGCGCGACATCGTCTAGGCTGATGTTCTGGCCGTATTTTGAGATGACCCCGTTTGATGGGACCGTGATAGTCAGCGAAGCATTCGAGGGGTCTCTCTTTGGATACACCTCTACCTGGATCAGGTCATTCTGATCAAGCGCGGCTTCCTTCAGGGAGTTGACCCGAACCCTCCAAGCCTCGGTTTCCGCTCGTTTCCAAGGAATGACCATCCCTGTTTCATCTGTGATGGGGAGATACTGGTTGTTGGGGACCTTCAGGGACTGTTCGAGTTCATTCTTGGCGTATCTGGCTCTTGACTCGAGTCTCGACAGGTCGGTTGGGCTTAACGCGTTTGCATCCTCGGCCTGATCGTATCCCCTGATGAAAGTCCACTCATTGGCATCAAGCCCAGAGTAGATGAGGTTGTCGTCGCCATGGAGATTGTTCCTGACCTGAACGTAGTAGTTGGAGGGTGATGTGACCTTGAATCGAATCTTTCCACTCTCAATCCAGCCATCAGAGTCAGGTTTCGGATAGAGCCCAATCGAATTGGGCTGCCCAATTTCGGCCCGTTGGGCTTCATCGAGCCCTCTGGCCAGTGCGTGGTTGTTGTTGTAGGAAATCCTCCGGTTTTCCCAAAACTCGTTCTGGGTAGGGGCGACGACCCAGACCTCATTTGATTTTCGGAAAATGTCAGGATTCCTAAGCGAGTCGGTTGGCATATTACCCTTCCTCTCGACGAACCAGCCCCCAGCGGAATCGGTAATCACAATGTCATCAGGATTGGATTGCAACCATGCTTCATCGCCGGTCATCTTCCGGACCTGACCATCTTCTCCGCGTGGAAGTTTGGTGGTCTCAACCCTATCTATCCGCTGCCTCACGGGGGACTCGTTGAGATCGATCTGGTGGTTTCCAGTCGAGAACGCGATTGCATCGTATTTACCCACCTGTGAGGCATACTGGATCAGGCGATAGGCTGCCAGTTTCTGCCAGGTATCACCCCACGGGGCATAGGGGACCTTACCTCGGTCCTGCCCTTGCTCTTTCGCGAGTTCAAACAATCTCGCGTTCTCCTCCTCTGACAATCTTTCGGCTGGCCGCGGAGTTTTGATTCCTGCGCCTCTGTTGATGCTTCCATCGTTCCTGACCTTGTCGATGTCCTCACGGGCCGAGTAGTCCATCGAGTCACCCCCGAAGGCCTTGTCATAAAGAGTCCTGAACTCTTTTGCGTTCTCGCCACCCCTGTAGCCTTTCGCTTTTCCTCTCTGGTGCCAATCTGATTGGATTTCGTCTACGTAAAGAACACTTTTCCCGTCCGCGTCCTCGCGGTCACTTACCCGTGCGTGATACATCACATTGGGTTGCTTCCAGTGAGACCCCATGTCCTTGGTGAAGAGCGATGTTCTTGTCCCCTGATAGGGCTCGTAGGTGAAAAGCAATTCGCGATAATTGGATCCGCCTGGGGTCGAGTATTGCTGGTATTGGGTCTCTCCGTCATCCCCAAAGGCCCCAAGTCCTTTTGAAATCAAAGTGATTTCTTTGATCTCAGGCACGGTGCTTTTAAGAAAGTCTAAAAGCTCCTGCTTGGTCACCGACTTTGGATTGGCCTCGAGGTAGTCTGTGATCCCTGACCACTCGACCTCTTCCGCGGGGACCGGACCCTGCCACCTGACCTCACCACTGATCTCTTGCGAAAACTTGTCGGCCTGAGGGCGCTGAGTCGATGGGAACTTCTTCTTCACCTTGCCGTCCTGACCGTGGACCTGCCACTGGCCGATAATACCAGCGACCTGCTGAGATCCTGCTTTTTCCGGAACCTTGTCTTCAATGAGCTTTTGGAGCTTTGAGGTAAATGCTGGGGCAGTTTCGGGAAGCTGACGCTGGGCGGCTCCTTGCTCTCCAAAGAATGCCCTCAGTTTGGGGATCTGGTCAAATAATTCAGAGGCAGGGACAGCGGAAATGGTTGAGTTTCTGTCATCAATGGCTTCATCGAACTCGATGGATACAATCGCCCTATCACCAATCCCGACAGCCGCACGGATAGTTCCGGGCTGGTTGTTCCACCTTGTTGAGGTGACCCTTTTCCCTATCAATTCATTCTCCAATCTCCTGAGGTCTTTTGGATCAATGGCCGACGGGCGAAACCCTAACCAAAACGCGAAACCGTCATCTGAAAGTGCATCTGATGGGTAAAGTTGCTCCCCAAGTTGTTCCTCGGCAGCTTGATACATCGCTTTGGCAACCCCCTGACGTCGAAACTCAGGCTTCACAAACGCCTTGTATGACATCCTCCGACCCTCAGGATCCCAGTTTTTGTCAAAAAGAGATAACTGCCCAGCCAGCCTTCCCCCGACGTAGGCCCTATAGCTGTCCGTTAGATCATACTTGCCAACGGCCCTGACTTTTATGTTCCCAGATTCAAATACCACCGGTCTGGCGGCGGCGGCTTGATCAGGTGTGCGCTGAACTTGATCTTCAAACCATTGCTCTGCTGTTGGGTCCTTGGAGGCATTGATGACGTCACCGTCTCTGATCACGTTCTCTTTGCCGAAAACGGTCTCGATGAGTCCGCGGTAGTAGTTGAGTGATTCACCGGCTTGGAATTGATCTCGATCACCCACCTGACCCTGCTTCGGGGCCTTGTAGATCGTGGCGTAGAACTTACCTCCGGGCTTGAGGGCATTCTGAGCCTGAAGGATGAGCCGGCGCTGATTTGTTTTCTCAGGAATGACGTTCAGGACATTGTTGGTCACCACAACGTCAGACT